ATATAAGCTATATAAAGAATATAAAGTCTAAACTTTAAAGTTTCAATCAGATACTCAGATCATAGACTTTCGCCACATCAACAGCGAAGTGGTGAAAACCAGTATCTTCCTCATACCCTATATACCTTCTGTCGGTAATTGTAAAATCTGCACTTAAGAGTATAAATACAACTTCATTTTTCCTTTTTTGATAATTGCCTTTTGAGAATAAGGAGAGGCGAACTTCCTGCACTTCTGCTCCAGGCAGATCATCTCCATAATGTTCGAAGATATCACTCATAGGAATTAACACTATATACTCATCTGGTGGTTTATCGCTAAATACACCGGTTTCTATAGGAATTCCTAAAGGTTCAAGGACCTCACTTATATCTTTCAAAATGCTATGATTCATTCCATCCGCCTCCTTTTTTTAGATTTTACTTATCTCTTCATCTAGCTTCCTTTTCATTGTTTCAATACAGGCTTTTCTACTGGCTGTTTTTGCCGGCTTTAAAAAAGGCTTAGCCGGTTGGCCTGACTTTCCGTATTCTATGATATTGGCTAATTTGGCATTAGACTCTCCATCTTTTCTCGGCTCGTCAAAACCTACCTTTACGTTATAATTACCTTTATTATCAACACCAGACGGAGTAATACCAAGTGCATCTGCCAATTCTCCGGTAGACCTTGAAGGTTCTTTCGTCTCTTTCCCTATAACCGACTGCAGGTTTGATTTAACCTTGGCTTTCACCACTTCTCCCCCGGCTTTTAATACCTTGGGGATGATTTCGTCAGTTTTGCCAGCTAAAGTTGAAACTTTTAAAAGAAATTCCTCCGGCATCTTGTAAGAACTTCGTGCCATGAAATCGCCTCCTAGTCTTTTGAAGCTTCAATCTTTTCTGCAGCTATTTCTATATATATTCCTCTTATTATTTCCACACTAATGATCTTGTACTCTACAGTGCCCCAGCGAATAAGCATACCGGGTTCAATAGAAATTCCAGGAATTTTTCTCAGTTGAAAGACGGCATTAGCTTTGGTGTAGGCTGCCATGTTGGCCCACTTCCTCGACCCGTGTTGCTCATCTTTGTAAGCCCTAACACTGGCAATGACTTCTTCTTCTTTTGAAGAAAATCCTTCATAGTCTTTTACCGATACCGTGTCTATTATGTCTATTTTGGTGTTCATCTTCCCGAAGCTCAAAGCCATCACCTGCCTTTAACAGTTTTTCATCATATCCACTGTTCCTGTTTTTTCTTCTGCCTTTTCGGTAGCATCTCTTTTGAGGTTTTCTTCTATTTTTTATCCAGAGTCTCTTAATCAAACCTGCCACTCCTTTCCCATTCGAAGAAGCAAATGTACCGTCTTCCAAACCTGTTCTGAAGCTCTAACATTATCGTTGAAAAATCCTCCTGTAGATCCGTCTCTGCTTTCATAAAAGTGAGAAGCAAGCATAATCACTCCCTGTTCCGTAGCCGGTGACATGGTGTTTAACTGGTAGTAGTCTTTACTAAGGTGCTGAAAACCTTCGGCGTAACTTACAGCTGCTAATATATAACCTTCTATAATAGTATCGTCTTCTCCGTAGTTAATAATTAAATTAGCCTTAACCTTATCGATTAGAGACATTAATTATCACTCACTTTCCATCAAACCTGCGGCTTTCAGTTTCGCAAGCAAAGAATTAAAATCCGTAACAAGAGCCGCTGCATCCACTGCAGTGCTATCTTCTTGAAATGTAGCAGGTTTAAGCTCTGTTCCATTAAAGGTTAATTTACCTTCAGCTGTTATCTCAAGCTCACCGCCTATTACAGTTTTATCGCCACCTTGCTGGGTATAGTTTTTTGTATTATATCCCATAGTTTTTCCTCCTTATCAAAGTTAAGAAAGACGATCTTCTGACCGCCTTATCTAATTATTAAGCCTTCTGCTGCAGTACCTTTATTGCTTCTGTAAGGATCAGCTTTCCGTCAAGTCTTTGAGAAGCTAAGAATCCTACCTGGCCGTTGGCTGCATAAAGTTCGTTGAGACGTTTGAAAGTTCTTCCCTGTCTATCTGCTATCCAGTAATATTTAAAGTCTCCAAAGACGATAGACTTCTCTCCGGCAGTAGCTGTCGGCATGTACTGGGAAGTTACCACTGGTCTATTTAAAATAGTATCTGGTGTTCCCGAAGTAAGAGATGGCTGCCACAGGTACTGTCCTTGACCGTCTTTAAGTTTTCTAAGTTTTTTAATAGTATCGTCGTTAACAAGAAAAGATGCATTTTTCCTGTAGGAGGACTTAAGGCTGTGGTAAAGATCCAGCATCTCGTCAATTAATATAGCTGTAGTTCCTGCTGCAGTAACTCCTAGGCCAGCTCCTCCCGTAGCATTTAAAAGTCCCGTCGGCTTTGACGAACCGTTGCCGGTAAGAAAAGCTTCTTCTTCAGCAGCACCAATTCTTCTTGCAAACTCTGCTGCTATATAGGATTCTAAATCAAAGTAGCTGTCGTTTAGAAGCTCATCAGAAACTTTAAGCATTGTTCCAAGCTTGTATGCTGAAAGAGTTACCTGGGTAAATGCTTCGTCGCTTTCAGTAAAGGCTGCTTCTTCATCCATCCACGTTGCCGAGCCGTGACTTGCTACCACAGGAATCTTCCTGTCTCCGTAGCTTGTGGTAATTAGGTTACACATATTTCTAAGTACGTTGGTTTCTTGAAGAGCCTGAATAAGTTGGTTTTCATATTCATCCGGAACTAAAAATCCACCTTCTGAATCCGTTCCCACCTCCAAGGCATTCTGTACTGATGGATTCATCTTATTCCTCATGGCACCCCAGAAGGCACTTTTGTATGAATCTGATGCTCTTCCTGTTTTTTCTTCAGCCATCTTCTCAGGTCTTGAAGCTAAAGGTTTGCTTAGGGCAGCTGAAAGTTCTCTGTCCATAGCCTCCTGTCTCTCAAGACGCTGAATTTCATTGCCCAGGTTAACTACTTCTTCTTCCATTTTTTCGTATACTGCATTGTCTTCAGCTTTAATAAGACTATTCTCCTGGCGATGTTCATCAAGGAATGTCTTGGCCTGCTCCCACACCTTGGCTCTTTGTTCTCTTAGTTCTTGAATTTTACTCATATTCATTACCTCCAATTTTTAATCAGCTCCAGCCTTCTTTCTAGCTGGGCGATAGGGATTAGTTTTATTTCTTCTGATGTTTCTTCCTTTTCTTCTTTTTTTGTTGATACGGGTGATTTTTCTTCTTCCTTGTGAGCTAAGTAATTCATTCTAGCCTGAATTCCAGGAAGTTTGTTTCTAAGTGCATTGGTTACAGTCATTTGGTCGAATATAAAACCTTCAGTCATTTCATCTACGGGCTCTGATTCATATAAAATCTTGTCAGCAAAATTAAGTTCAATAGCCTTGTGGGCACTCATCCAGGTTTCAGCATCCATCATGTGGGATATTTTCGCTCTTGATTGTCCCGTCTTTGTTTGATAAGCATTAATTATGCTCTCCTTTACTTCGCTTAAGAGATTAATTCCCACCTGAAGGTCTGCAACCTCTCCAGCTATAAGCATGGCCGGATTGTGAATCATAATTACCGATAGAGGAGAAACACACACCTCATCTCCCGCCATGGCAATAACTGATGCGGCACTGGCTGCAAGTCCGTCAATATGAACACTTATATTTCCTGGGTATTCCTTAAGCATGTTGTAAATCTGTGCTGCGGCAAAGGTGTCTCCTCCGGGAGAGTGTATCTTTACAACGATGTCCTCATTCTCAGGACCACTGTCGTAGAGCTCTGTCTTAAACTGTTTAGGGGTGATGTCGTCATCAAACCAAGAGGACTCTGCAATATATCCTTCAAGGTGAAGGGTTCTAACAGGTGACTCTTCAGCATCATTCACCACCCACCGCCAAAATTTATCCATTAAACCTACCTCCTTTTTTTGGCATTAAAAAAGCACTTCTCTTTGAGAAATGCCATTGTCCATATATATTCATTATTCAATTTTTATATATTATTTTATTCTTCAGGCCCTTTAACATTTTCATCCATAGCCTTCTTGGCGTAAGCCCCGGCCATTTTAAGGGGAAGCATATTTCCGTTGATAAGATAAAGGTCTCCACCATCTTCTTTGGAAATTGGATCCATGTTCTCCATTCTTCTTACATCATTTACCGAGAAGAATCCGTTCTGAATACCGATGGAGTAACCGTCCATCCTTGATTTGTAGTCTCCCCGCATAAGGGCTGATGCATTAAAGGATACAAAGCACTGACCTTTTTCTTTTTCAAGAAAGAGCCTCTTGTTCATAGCCTGTTCTAATCTTACCAGCCATGGCCTTATGGTGTGAACTACAAAGCTTATGGACTGGTTTTCAATGTTACTGAATGAACTCTTGCTGAGATCCGCTACCATATGAGGAGGCACTTGAAAGATTCTACATATCTCTTCAATCTGAAACTTCCTCGTTTCTAAAAACTGGGCATCAGAGTTTGGCATGCTAATAGGCTGATACTGCAATCCGTCTTCAAGGACAGCAACTCTGTTGCTGTTGCTACTTCCTCCATAAGCCGTCTGCCACGCATCCCTAACCTTAGAAGGATCTTTAATTGTTCCAGCTGTTGATAAAATACCACTTGGTGTTGCATTGTTTGCAAAGAACCTGCCACCGTATTCTTCAGCTGCAATGTTTAGTCCTATTGCATTTTTAGCAAGAGCCACCGGTGAGTATCCCATTACACCGTCAAATCCAAGACCGGGAACGTGAAGGACATCTTCAGGACCTAAATAATGAGTTTTTCCCTCCTTACTATATGCATAGTACAGATTTCCATTCTTGTCTCTATCCACAATCATCCTATGTCATCTGGATGGTCTAGGCAATAAACCAAAAACCCTAGCCCTTCCAGCTCACTTTTTTTCTTTATCTGATTCGGTCGCATCTTTTTGCCTGGCGCCTTCACCTCAACAAATCCTGCTCTGCCACCAGGCAGAAGTACCAACCGGTCAGGCACTCCATTTATTCCAGGGGAGATAAACTTAAAAGCTCTCCCCCCTCTTCTTTTCACTTCTTTTACGAGCATCAGCTCAAGTTCTTTTTCAGTCACTTCTTTCACCTCAATTTCTGTTGCCTTTCAAATTTCCGTCTCATGTTTCAAGTTCACCTCAAACTTCAAACATCAAAGCTCAAAGCATCCCTTCAAATTTCATAATTTCTGTTTGCACATCATCTTTAAAAGCTGGTGGTCTAAAAAGGTGGTAGATAGTGCTTTAAAACTCTTACGCGCGTAGGTGGTCGAATTACTTATTATTCTTATAATCTTAAAACTTCAATATAGTTATCTACCACTTCTACCACTACCGTACTGAACACCTTGATTTTCAAGGGTTTGCATCGGTGGTAGATGTCGGTGGTATGAAGCTTTTCAGACTACCACTTACCACTTTCACACTTTCAACTCAGACCACTTGGTGATACCATCTACCACCAAATAACTGTCCATCGACCACCTTTTGATTGACTCATTTTTTTGATTGACTCATTTTTTTGATTGACTCATTTTTTTGATTGACCCACTTTTAGACTTTACCTGCTGTGGTTTACTCATTTTCAGATTCAGTTTCTTCTCCATCATCTCGGACAAATGCTCTTTGAGAATCATAAATCGGAAACTTGATATTTCCTCGCTTGTTTCCGTCATAACGCTTCCAGCCACCAATCCTCATAAGGATCGCTTCTATTTCGTAAGAGTCTGTTCTACGAATGGTGTTTCTCTCCTTACCGAAGCACTCGCACCAAATTTCAATGCAGCACACCTTATCTCTTCGATTGGCCCCTTCAGGTATGGTTTCACCAAACTCGCTCTCACCAGCCAAATAACTGCGTCTTTCATAGATGTCCATCTTAGGCCACTTATCAGGAAGTGGCTTTTCAAGGTACTGTTCCACCAAACCTTCACGGTCATCTGCTTCCATGGCATCACGCTGTTCTTCATAGGCCATCTTCTCTTCGTCACCAATAAGGATCAGCGGTTCACCGGCTTTATACTTTTCAAGGGCTTCTGCCCATATCTGATCGATGTCAGTCATCTCCCAGACCTTTTTCTTTCCGTGGTTTACCCTTACTGGCCAGAATCTTCTGTTTCCGGTGACGTCTCTCAAGAAGCCACTGGTGCTGTTGGTACTTCCGACGATAACACTCTGTCTCGGATGACTTTCAACATTGATGCCATAGCTTTGTCTGAACTTATCATCCGTTCTGGTAATGAAAGACTTCACCGTCTCTACATCAATCTTACGAAGGCCTGCAAGCTCACCTAGCTCAAGGATCCAATAGCCTTGAAGCTTTTCTGCTCCTGCTTTATCGCGCATGTCAGATACGGTTAAACTGTCTGAAAACCACTTCCCACCAAGCTTTGCAAAGAAGGTGGATTTTCCGATACCCTGCGGTCCATTGAGAACCAGAATATAATCAAATTTGATGCCCGGTTCATATATACGAGCAACTGCCGCCACTAAGGTTTTTCTCATAATCGCCCTTGTGTACGGGTTATCCTCTGCGCCAAGATACTCGATAAGTAGCAAATCAAGTCTCTCGGTTCCGTCCCAAACCGGCAGTGCTTCCAGATAATCTTTGATAGGATGAAACACCCGCTCCGATGCGGCGGTTAACAAGGCATCCTTAATCTTTGCCGGTGACCAGATACCGTAATGCTTATCAAAGTACATCTTGAGATTGGCAAGATCCGAGTCATTCCATCCTGGCTTGACCTGCTTCCAGGGAAGCTTCCCGTTGACATCTAGTAGATGGGTCATCTGGTTATAGGCCACACCTTTAAGTCTTGGATCGTTTCTAATGATTGTCAGGATGTTGGTCGGTGTATCTTTTACCGTTCCGTTTTTATTGAGTTCTAGTTGAAGTTGCCAGGTGAGATCCTCGTCTTCATCAATCTCTTCTA